CACCTCAATTATTAGCCAAGATGGCCAACCCTGTCTCAAAACGAGACGAATACAACAGCTACTTAGTACTCTTCCGAGTACAAGGGTATCTGTTGCCACGAGTATACAAGATTATTAACTATCTTGTATACCGATTGCTGGACCTCTGAAATTTCATCAGGGGGGCAATCGACAAGAACCGGAATATTAATATCCTTCCAGTTCACCTGACAAAAGGGCACACCCCAACCGAAGTTATTACCGGTTGAGGGACCCCTTCCCTGAAAAGACCGCAGCAAAACAAACCTTCCATCATACAAGCGAATACGCTTGGTGACGGGGGCTAGTCTGCTACGGGCCTTGCCAGGCGAGGCTAGGCAAAGTATCGAGTCTGTATCCTTACCGCATCTTAAGCGGCGGGGAACATATTTCTTACTAAGCTCAAGCCAAGTACTCCATGTACTCGGGTCGCAAAGACCCAAGTCACTATCATACGACCAGGCACGGAGCCTGTTCAAGAAGTGTATCATCCTTGTTAGGGACGAGACCTCTTGACGTATGTAAAATGGAGTAACGTCAGTACCGTTGTAATAGTGCTTGCCGCAGGACTCCCTAAAGGGGCCCGTGACAAAAGTTTTCTCTTCGTTCGTTTTAAATCCGAATTGGGAGAGCACTGCTATTACAGAATTAGCGTAAGTAGAGGGACATATTATATCATCCCCATACACGCTAACGGCGTCACGCTTTGTACCTATACGCTCACTAGGCAGCCTGAATTTATCCTCGTAAGCAACCACGGAAACCGTGATTGCCCAAAAGATTAGGCTTTCTAGCTCGAACGTAAAACCATTACCCATAGAGGAGAACTTTTCCCAAACGAGTGTGCTGCCATCAGGCAACTCACCGGTCGGAGATCGTAGATCATCCAGGATAGAAAACCAATCGAACGGTAATAACTCAGCTATCAGATCGTATGAGATACTATCTGATGCATTACTGAGGTCAATAGTGGCTAAACTGCCATCAACTGATCCAATATATGCTAAAGCTGCGTTATGACGTTGATCATTAAGATTGACGCCAACCCTCAAGAGTTTCCGACGAATATCGCCTCCTACAGCAAGCTGCAAGTGCATATTCATATCGGGCTCAAGAGCTATCGTTCGATCGATCTCGGTCTTCTTTGGTACAGTGGAAATCCTGTTTCCAGGTACAACTTTTAAATGTACACCAGACTCACTCCATGCTGGAGTCTCCATAATCAGAGCACGTGCGTAAGGAAATGCACGCGGAGTTACATCCACAGGACACATTTGTGTGGTTCTATACTTAAAGTACGCATCTCCATAGCGGCGTTTACGACTTGTAGACGCTCCGCTGGAGAATCGACTATCGGAGAACATCCCGTAGTCGACATCACCAAGGACTTGGGCAATCTTTGCCTTTACCATGATGAGTAGCGTACCGAACCTCTGTGCGGTATAACTGAAACCACCTTGTTTCCAGTCCGAGCGATTAAACGCCCGGCACTGTGACTCGGTGAGCAACAGTTGCTTTATAGCGGCATCCCTACGGTGTTGAGCAGAAAACTCATCCCGCGGAAGCTTACTAATCAGCGACCTACACAGGTACTCCCATTTGAATCCGTACGCACCATCGTGGTGCCGCGGCGTTATGGCTACGATCCTACTATGTAGGTCGCTCGCAGCCATATCCAAAAGAAGTGGTTCTTGTACTTTTTGTGTCTTTCCCATATCAATATACCTTCTGGTTATATTAAAGCATGAACACTCCCAGAATTAGGAGTGCCACTATACGCAACAGCATCTTCGTTCCAAACTGCAACCAAACACCGATCAAAAGGATCAGTGCAAAGGTGACAAAGTGGGATAAATAGCTGTTTATATTTGCGTATATATACATGATCCAGGCTAAAGCCGAAATCTAGTATATACCTTCGTTGCCCTCAACAGCATCCATTAATTGGCTGTCGCTGAGAAGCTTGGTGAAGTAGGTCATAAGGGTCTTTCGATCCAGTGCCTTGCTTTCCCCGGAGGTTTTAATTGTGGCGGATGCATGCATGATGACAGCTTCGCGATTGTAAGTCACGTCGCCGTCCTCACTTATGAGATGTGGAACTGCTAGCTTCACAGTATAGCGACGTCCGCCGTCAGCCACGATAACACTAGACACACTTAGAGTGATGTCTTGGTGCGCGTGACCGGCGTAGGGCGTTGCCGTCTGTGGGCTACGTAAGAAAACTACGTTGTCTCTCTTGTCGACTTTAGTGAAGACGTGAGAAACAGCAGCTGGTGTGCCGTCTATGGCTGTGATTGAATCGAGTAACATTAGTTATCTCCAGTGATAATCGCGGTTGCGACATAGTTTACCCATTATTGGGTGTTAGAATGGTTGGGATTTAATCCGACCATCAGTTAAGACTCCAAGCAACGCCAAGAAATTTGGCAAATTGCGTACAGTCAGTTCTTTAGTGTATACTGTTGGGTAGATGAATCCCCCACTTTGCTCACGAGTGAACATTGTGGCAGTTAAAGACACCGTAGTTTGGCTGCCGGGTATATTGTTCCCGACTTCCGCTTGCGATGTCACTACACTTTTCTGGCTATAGGCACCTGTAACAAACGTTAACCCGGCGGGCGCTGAACGCGCCTGCAGAATCGTACCGATCGGCACTAGCTGATCGATTAAGAATGAAAAAGGTGTTAACTCCCAAATAACTTGAGAGGTATCCCAACCCAGAAGTTTCTTTGCATGTAGATATGAGTCGTTTACACTGGCCCATTGTCTACCCGTACTCTTGAACTTAGTTGTACTGGTGTAATTCTGCCACGCGTCTTCATAGACGCGATTCGCAGTACCCCTGCCCAACACAAGTAGAGATCCGGCACTATTGGAGATTCCATTGTTATGGATTTCAATAGCTCCTGCAACATCATTAACGAAAGGTTTAACTCCATACTGGTATTGTAGCCAGCGCTTGGAAAGGTCGGTACTAGGTACCTTGCTTCCAAAAAGCCTTTTAAGCTCGCGTTTATCCCTATGTTTTATTGCTATCAGAACTTTTGCAAGGTCTGTAGCAAGATCAACGATGGTTGACGCGGTCTTATGAGCTTCTGCTAATGCTACACCCACACTCAACTTCTGCGAGGCCAAATTGGCTTGTGCTTTAGTGATTGCGGCAGTACGGAGATTACCATCTACCAGGACCGACAGGCCCGGGGCCCCTGTGACAAACGCTCTATTAGAAACGAGCGGATGTTGAAACGCGAACTGCCTCTCATGGTCATATTGACTGTCAGAGTAGTCCACTGTAACAACTTTCACAGGAGTCTCGATTGTGCCTGCGGTCCAAGCAGTAGGGGTGAAACCATCAGAACTAACGCTGTTCGATTTATACGTGTACGATGTGTACACGCTTGTATCGACGTCGAAATTCTCGACGATGCCGTTGGACTTATTAGTCCGTTTGTGCTTAAGAGTCAAACTTTGACTCTCAGAGGCAATTAGTTGTGATGTGCCCATTGGTATAATCCTTCAGTTGTTCTATCCGACCTGGAATGGTCTTAAAGATAGAAT